CGCACGACGCGCTTGTGCAGGCGCAGGGGGCATCGTATTTAACCGCTGGACTCTCGTTATGATCGAGGGACTGACGGGGGGCAGGTCACATAGAATGCCGGATTTCTGAGACTTTCGCCGCCTAAGCCCAATGCTACCCAGTAGCGTGGTGTGTGCCTGCTTTGCCTTTCCCCGCCGCTCTCAACAGGGGGACGCTTGGAGGGCAGTGAGAAGAATCCGGCCCTTGTTGGGGAGGCATCCCGGCCGATAGGCCCCCATGAGAAAAGGGTTGCGGTCATTACGCTGCGCCTCCCTCGAACTGGGCGCTAAAGCGGGCGAGGATGTCGCTGGCGAACAGGCCCAGCGCGCCATTACCCATGTCCTCGGTGACGGGCTGGAACGGATCGACAGGTAAGGCGCAGCCATCACGCTCCGTAACAACTTGATCACTCTGGCCAGCCCGGAACAGCCCGTTGAGGTTGAAGCCCAGGCTTCGATCTTTACGCATCATGCCGGACAGGCATCGGCTTGGAGATCGAGCCTTGTAGCGGTGGTCGCCGGGCAGCTCGGCGTTGCGATCGATGAGCAGGACGCAGAGCGCGGCGCGTTCTCGCCCGAAATGCTGGCAGGCGCGTCCCCAAGCGCTTTGGACGATGCCGAGGCGGGCACAGCTTCGCCATGAGGCCTCGATGATGCTCGGCCATGATGCGCCGCCCAAACCCGCGACCAGCCCCTGATAGGCCTGTGTGGCGACGCTGACGGCGGCGGCGGGCGTGATCCGGTCGGGCGCTGCGCCCCGCGCGCTACAGCTTCGTGGTGAGTTTTTGTTTTGTATATTGGGTGCGCAGTTTTCTTCCGGCGCGTCGGAAGTTTTTGGTGCACGGTGATCGGATGCGGGCGCGCTGGCGATGGCGTCGAGCATGGCGGCAAGGGTCTCCCGGATCGCGGTGAGACGCGCGATGCTGGTGATGCGGGCGGTGCGCCCGCCGGGCAGGAGGGCCTCGGCGCGCTGCCTCAGAGTTTCATCGCAGGCGTGGCGGATGCGCTGGCCCAACTGGCGGATTTCGGCGCGACATTGGCTGATGGCGCGGGCTTGCAGGTCGAGCGCCTCGGCCTTGCCCTTCAACTCGCCGTAGCGGGTGATCAGAGGCGCAAGGTTAATGCCTGCCGCCCAAGTGATGATCCCATCCTGCCGGTCTCCAGCACGCGTGCCATTGATGCCTGCGTTGCGGATGATGAAGCCGGCACGCTCAAGTTCGCGCTCGGCTGAATTGATCGAGCGGGGCGTGATCCCCAATGCCTCGGCAAAGCGGCAAGCCTGCGTCCAGACCGCGCAGATGTGACCTTTGACGTAATCGGCATCCATCGTTTTGAGGACATAATGCCGCACGAGCGCCACGGCGGTGGAGGACAGGCCGAAGCCGGGGCGGGCCACCTGCTCGAACAGCCGCAGCAGGTCGAAGCGCGTCACGCCCACCGGCAGGCCCGTATGGGTGAGGGTCGTGCTCATACACATCCTCCCACCGAAAAGAGAGGAAGGATCGCACACGAAGGGCATGATTGGAGACGTTCAGGCACCTTCTGCAGAAAACTGCGGAAGTATGCCGATGTTTTCCAATTGCCATGATTGGGGATAATGAAAGGATAAGGCGAATGACGCAGCGCATATTTCGACACAAAATGTCGACAAACGCCACGCCATTCCATATCCTGCGCAAAACAGGATAAAGACATACTATACCTCTATGCGAAGTATTTCGTATGTCTCCGGCTGACAGACTTCACCCGCTCCACTTTCCAGACCGCACACGTTCGCCAGTGTCTGGACACCCCCCGAAAATCCAAGGTATTTAGCCACTCTCTGGCCGCAAGCGTTCGCCCTTGTTCGTATCCAGCCACTATCGCGTGGGGGTATGATTGGGGGGTATTCGCCAAATGGCCATTTCGATACCCCCACGGCTGGGGGTAGATTGGGGTATGTGCCCCGGAGAGGCTGATTTCCGCCGTGGCCCTGATCCTAAGGAGCGTCGGTGAGAAGACGATGCGCGCGCGAACTGCTCGCGCGGTTTGACCATCTCGAGCCTGACGCCAAGCCCGGTGGCATTCCAGCGTTCATCGGCATCCGGGGCCGTTCAAAAAGTCAAATTTCCCACATGCTTTAGGGAAATCTTGGCGCACGCCCCGGTCTAGCCGATCTTGTCGAGCATTTGCGTGCGGGCATCCCGGCCTTTTACGGTGCGCTCCACGAGCAGGAACAGGCCTTTGCCGTTCATGGCCTTTTCCCACAGTTCGCCGACGGCGACCTTTTCGCGGGTGTCGTCGGTGGTGGTGAAGCCATCGCCCTTGTATTCGACGATGAACAGGCGGCCATCGGCCAGTTCGGCGACGAAATCGGGATAGAAGTGGCCCTGTGCCAAAGGCAGGCGGAAGGCGTCGCGGTGCTGGGCGACGTTGCGGACCCAATACTTGAGCGTTTCGGGCGGCAGGCTGTCGAGGGCGAAAGCGCACATTTCCTCTTCACCGCCAGCCTTGCCGTCAAAAGCAGGCAGATTGTCCTGCCCCAGGAAATGGCGCGAAAAGGTAAGGTTGCCGGTGTAGCGCCGGGCATCGGCGAACATGCCATCGCGGAAGGTGAAACCGCGCTCATAGCTGACATCGGGCCGCGCCTGGGGGGCGAACAGGCATTGCTGGAACACCCCCTTGCGCACCTTGCGGCGAATGGCGGTGATCTGTTCGCCCAGCTTGCGGGCCAGAACATAGCGCGCCTGCATCAGGCCCGCGACGGGCAGATGACGCACGCCCACCAGATGCGAGACCGCCGACACGCTCCATGCCAGCAGGTCTCCGGGCGAAAGGTCGGGGGCGCGCAGTTCGCGGGCGAGGAAGCGCGCCAATCCGGTTTCGCTCCACCCTTCGACATCAATGTCGAGCATACCCTGAACGCCCGCAGCCTGTCCCTGCGTGACGGTCAACTTGCGGCCATCGAGGTCGATCTCGAACAGGCGCCCGGTTTCGGTGAGGCTGAACTGACCCGCGTCGAGATGCACCGGATGATCCATCAGGCTCCACGCGCTGTGCTCCATCAGCACGTCGGTATCGGCCAGTTCCAGTTCGCCCTGCACATGTGCCACCAGCGCGGGCACGACGAACGTGGCGCCCTGTTCGGCAGGGGAAAGACGGGCGGCATATTCGGCTTCGTGGCGGACGTGGGCCTGGGCGAAAGCCTTGGCACGGGCCGGTTCCATGGCCTGCTGGGCAGCCTGCCGTTCCTGCGGAGTGAGGAAACCGGCCACGCGAATGGCCGGGCCGGAAGGGGTGGTGACGATCTCGATCTTGCCGGGAGCAGCCTCGCGGACGCGGTTGGCCAATTCATGGCTGCCCGTTCCATCCCCGTCCGCTGCATCCCCTCCGCCCAGTTCGAACACGAAGGCCGGGCGCGGACGGGGTTGATGGGTGAACAGGCCCTCCAGTTCGCCCTGCGGCGCAAGGATATTGGCTTCGGCCTCGCTTTCGTCGAAGCCCATGGCCACCATGCGGTCGCGCAAGGCCATGGCCGCATCGGCAAAGCGCGGTGAGGCCAGATGGGCATAGGCGCGGTTCAGGCGGTCGTCCTTGCGGCGCCGGGCATAGGGCATGCGCAAGACGCGGCCCAGAAGCTGTTCGGCATCGGTCGCGCTGCCGACATTGGCCAGCGAGCAGAACACATAGGCGAACGAGCAGTCCCAGCCTTCCTTCAGGGCTTCGACCGTGATGATGAAATCGACCGGACAGGCCGGATCGAACAAATTCACCGCGTCGAGTTCGCGCTGGTCGCCCGTGGCGATGCGGATGCGGTTTTCGGCGATGCCGTTGTCGAGCAGATAGGCCTTGAGCACGGCCACATTGGCCTCCTGCCCCTTGTCCTGCGCCTGAAACAGCACGATCGGGCGGATATAGTCGGCGTCGGCCCGCGCCACGGCTTCAAGTTCGGCCTGCCGGGCGATGGCCGCATCGACGGCCTGCTGCCATGTCAGATGTTCGGACAGGACCACGGGCAGCTTGATCATCTCGGCGGCCTTGAGTTCCTGGGCGGTCACCGAATGGAGCAAGTTGGAGCGCGGGCGCGGGGTGGCCGTGAATTCGATGATCGCGCAAGGATTGACCCGGCGCTGCATGTCCTGCGACAGGTCGGTGACGGCCTTGTGCGCCTCGTCCACGATCATCAGGGGGCGGTGGAGGTGGAGCAGGTTGGCAAAGGAAAACCGCACCTGCCCTGCCCCGTGGCGGCCGTCCTCGATCACTTCGAGGCCGGGCATGTGGCGCGGCAGGCCCGCGAAGTGCGGTTCGAGGGCCTCGTTATGGGCATAGACCTTGCGCCCTTCGGTGTTGGTCACGCGCAAGGCCTGGATCGTGGCGACCACGATGCAACAATCGTGTTCATGCATTCCGGGCATGATGAAACGATCACGCCCCTTCGCCGAAAAATGGCGGCCCGCCGCAAGCCCTTGCGGCCCAGCGACAAGCCCTGTGACTGGGTGGGGCTTGTCCGTGCGGGCTTTGCGCGGGTAGGGCGCGGGGTATGACTTTGTTTTCTTCTTCGGGCGGGGCTGCCCAGGCGGCGGAACTGGCTGTCCGGTTGCAGCGGGGCGTGTTCAATCGGGCGCTGGCCGAGGGGGATCTGGCGGCGATCGGGCCCTTGCTGGCGCGCGATGTCGTGCTGGTGACGGGGACCGACAGTGCGGTTCTGGCCGGACGCAAGGCGCAACTGGCAGCGTGGAAGCGCGAGTTTTCGGCCGCGCGGCGCACGATTTACGTCCGCACGCCCGGCTCCATCGCGGTTTCCGGGGTGGAGTCCATCGCGCTCGAACAGGGCGAATGGCAGGGGATCGATGCGGCCAGCGGCGCGGTCGAAGCGCAGGGGCGCTATTGCGCGAAGTGGCGGCAGGTCGATGGGCAATGGGTCATCATTGCCGAAATCTTCGTCACGATGGCCTGAAACCCGCACCACATCCACACGCGTGAACCACAAGACCGGGGGTGAGCCAGCATCCGTCCGGCCCTGCGCGCGCAGGCGACCAGATCTGCCAGGCGCGCCGGGCCAGCATGGGGGCGGTCGCGTCCCGGTCATAGCCGAAACAGTGGGTGCGGCCATCGGGCAGCGCGGCGCGGAACCAGGCCCAGTCAGGGGGCAATTCAGCCCCGAAAGAGAGCCCTGAAACGGAGGCAGAGCAGGCCGGCGCGCGCATGGGAAACCTCGCGATGGGATCAGGAATTTCCCTTGGCAGATGCGGTATTTTTCCTTTTTTTTGAATCGCAATTTAGGAAAAACGCTGCAACATCGGCGGCATCTTGGCTTGGAATGTAGGATTTTTCCTTTATCCAAAGATCAACGCCAGCCGGAACCTGCTCCCCGCCTTGAGCTGGATGGCGCCCTTCACGACAGATTGGGAGACCTGCCGATGACCGATTCGCGATCCGATGCCGCGTGCCCTGAAACCCCGTCCGCTGCCTCCCCCCGCGTATCCCCCCGCGTGAACCTCGCCGGGCTGACCTGGACCGAACGCACCACCTACCGCGCGCTGGAAGAGGCCGCGCGCAACGGCGAGCCCTGCCCCAGCAACATCGATATCGAGATGCTGTGCGGCTACAATTCGTGCTCGATGGGGCCGGTCATGGTGAAGCGGCTCGAACGCAAGGGGCTGATCCGGGTCGAGCGGTTCCAGCGCTATCGCATCGTCGAGATCGTCGCCACGGGCGAGCGCACCGCCCGCAGCGAGGCCATGAAGGCCGACTGGCCCCATGTTCGCAAAGGCGCACGCACGCCGCGACCGACCGACCGCAAGCCCTATCGCCAGCCGCGCGAGCGCGCCCAGCCGCAAGGTGGCTCCAAAGGGGGCGGCTCCCAGGGAGGGGAGGCCTGATGGCGCGGGCCCGCAAGGCCGAGCGCGATCCCGCGCTCGTCGAGGCCCTGCTGGGGGGGCTCGCCGAGGGGATCACCTTGCGCAAGCTGTGCCGCCGCCACGGTGTCTCGCCCGCGCTGGTCCATCGCTGGCGGCTGGAGGACAAGGATTTTGCGCGCACCTTCGCGCTCGCCCGCGAGGCCGGGTTCGAGGCGATTGCCGAAGAGGCGCTGGAAATCGCCGACGACGATGCACAGGATTTCCTCGAAAAGGAAAAAGCCGATGGCTCCACCACGCTGGCCAAGAACCCCGACAATGTCGCGCGGGCAAGGCTGCGCGTGGAGACGCGATTGAAACTGCTCTCGAAGTGGGCTCCGGGGAAATATGGCGAGGGCGCCGCTGCCGGTCCGGCCCCGGACTGGAGCGAGCGCCTGGCCGCCGCGCGGGCAAGGGTGCTCAAGGGGCGTTGATCGCTCGCGCGCCCCCTCCCTGCGCGGTCTGCCTTCGCCCCTCTCCTGCGCGCATGAAGGACCCGGCATGAGCAAGACCCCACAAGCGGCCCGATCTTCCTCTTTGGCTGATGCCATCGGCGGCTTTACCCACGATCCGCTCGGCCACGCGCTGTTCGCCTATCCGTGGGGCGAAGGGGCGCTGGCGGGGATGAACGGCCCGCGCGCCTGGCAGCGGGCGGTCTTGCAGGAAATCGGCGCCCATCTGGCCGATCCGGCCACGCGCCATGCCCCCTTGCGGCTGGCGCGGGCCTCGGGCCACGGGATCGGCAAGTCGGCGCTGGTGGCGATGGTGGTCAAGTGGGCGCTCGACACCTGCCCCGATACGCGCGTGCTGGTGACCGCCAATACCGAAAGCCAGCTCGACACCAAGACCGGGCCGGAAATCGCCAAGTGGGCGAACCTTGCGTTGACGGCCGACTGGTTTCGCCAGACCCGCCGCGCGTTGACCGCCACCGCGCCCGGCCACGAGCAGGGCTGGCGCTGTGACCTCGTGACCTGGAGCGAGCACAATACCGAGGCCTTTGCCGGGCTGCACAACCAGGGCAAGCGCATCGTGCTGATTTTCGACGAGGCCAGCGGCATTGCCGATACCGTCTGGGAAGTGGCGCTGGGCGCGCTGACCGATGCCGATACCGAGCTGATCTGGCTGGCGTTCGGCAACCCCACCCAGAACACCGGGGCCTTTCGCGCGTGCTTTGGCAAGCACCGCGCGCTCTGGCGCACCGCGCAGATCGACGCGCGCACGGTCGAGGGGGTCAACCATGCCTATCTCGACGAACTGGTTGCCGCCTATGGCGCGGACAGCGACGTGGTGCGCGTGCGCGTGCGCGGGCTGTTCCCGTCGAGCGGATCGATGCAGTTCATTCCGCTCGATCTGGTCGAGGCGGCGCGCACCCGCGACGTGCCGCCCGGCCTGCCCAGCGATCCGGTGATCTTCGGGGTCGATTGCGCGCGCTTTGGCGATGATGAAAGCGTGCTGGCGATCCGCTGCGGGCGCGACGCACGCAGCCGGGCCTGGAAAGCCTGGCGCGAAACGGACGCCATGCGCCTGGCAGGCGACATCGCGCTCGAAGCCCAGCGCCACCGGCCCGACGCGATCTTTGTCGACGCAGGCAATATCGGGGCCGCGGTGGTCGACCGGCTGCGCCAGTTGCTGGGGGACGTGCCGGTGATCGAGGTCTGGTTCGGGGGCAAGGGCCGCGAGGCCGAACTGGAGCCGGGCGTGAGCGTGCCGACCGCCAACAAGCGCGCCGAAATGTGGACCCGCATGCGCGCCTGGCTGGCCCGCGCCGCCCTGCCCGACCACGAGCGGCTGCGCGACGACCTGATCGGGCCGACATATGCGTTTGCCGCCGATGACACCCGCATCCAGCTCGAACGCAAGCCCGACATGAAGCGACGCGGCTTGCCCAGCCCGGACTGGGCCGATGCGCTGGCCTGTACGTTTGCCGAAGCGGTGGGCCCGCGCGCGCGCCCCGCCTGGCTGGAGCTTGCCCCACGCGACGACGATGGCGCGGGGCGCTATGGCGAACTGGGCTGATCGCGCGGGCTGATCACGCGGACCGGCGTCCTTCCGAAACCTGAAAACGAAAAAGGAAGGGACTGGCGGTCCCTTCCTTTCTTGTGTCCGATACGCAGGTTCGCTTCTGGCCGGTGGCCCGGGTCAGAACTCGCTCCAGTCGTCCTGCGCGGGGGCGGCCTTGAGGGCCGTGGCGCCGATGGTCTGCGGGCGCGGCGCGGCAGCGACAGGGGGCGGTCCGGGCAGGCGCGGCGCCGCAGGCGACGGGCTCGCAGGCGCGCTGGATACCGGCTTGGGCAACTTGGCCGGGGCCGGGGCCATGGTGGTCATCGGAGCGACAGGGGCCCGCGAGGCCGTGGCGCCGTGGCGGCTCGACAGGTGGAAGGCGCCCACGATGTTCGACATCCGGCCCGCTTCATGGGTGAGCGCGTGCGAGGCCGCTGCCGACTCCTCGACCATGGCCGCATTCTGCTGGGTGAAGCGGTCGATCTCGGCCACCAGATCGTTGACGTGTTGCAGGTTGCTGGCCTGGGTCCGCGCGTTCGAGACGATCGTGTCGACGAGGGTGCTGATCTCGCCGACGCGGGTGGCAATGCGCGAAAGCACCGTCCCGGTATCGCCGACCAGCGCCACGCCATTGGCGACCTGCTGGCTCGATGCGGTGATCAGGGCCTTGATGTCGCGCGCGGCGTCGGCGCTGCGCTGGGCGAGCGCGCGCACTTCGGTGGCAACGACGGCAAAGCCCTTGCCCGCATCGCCTGCGCGGGCGGCTTCGACCCCGGCGTTGAGCGCGAGCAGGTTGGTCTGGAAGGCGATCCCGTCGATCACGCCGATGATCTGGTTGATTTCGCTGGCCGAGCGTTCGATGGCGGCCATGGCCTCGACCGCACGGGTGACGACCGCGCCACCGTCGGTGGCTTCATGGTGCGCCTCGCCCACCGAAGTCTGGGCCTCGCCCGCCGAGCGCGCGGTATCCTTGACCCCTTCGGTGACGGTGGACATCGCCGAGCTGGCATCCTGAAGGCTGGCGGCCTGGCGGATGTTGCGCTGCGAGAGGTCGTCGGCGGCGCGCTGGATTTCCTGGGCGCTGGTCAGGACCGAACTGCTGCTGTTGTTGATCGCCCCCACGGCGGTTTCCAGCGCCTTGGCCGCGCCGTTGAAATCGCGCCGGAGCTGCTCGTAGGCCTCAGGGAAGACCGTGGTGATCTGCACGGTCAGGTCGTTGCCCGCCAGCTTGCCCAACGCCTTGGTCAGCGCGTCGACGACAAGCTGCTGGACCTCGCGGTTGCGCTGCACGGCCTCGGCATTGTCGCAGAAGGTGCCCATGGCCCGGCTCATCCGGCCCACGCAATCGGAATAGTCGGTAAAGCTGATCGGGCTCGTGGTGTCGCCTGCGGCCAGCGCCTCCATGCGGGAAACCGTGGCGACATAAGGGCGGCAAACCCGCTCGCCACCGGCCATCACGATGACCAGATGGACGATCCCGGTCAATCCGACAGCGACCAGCCCGGCCCATACCGGCAACACATCGAGCACGACCGCGCCCATCACGACCAAGGCAATCGCGAAGCTCAAGGCATGGCCCATGGTCATGACACGGAACTTTTCGCGAATCGGCGCCTGTTTTTCAAACCACTCCAGCACAGCTCACTCCATCCCAGGCCGCACGCGATCCGCGCGTGTCGGGCACGAGGGAGACATTAGCGTGCCAAGAGTCCAAGCTTGCTCCACCAGGCGATAAGGAAAACACCCTAAATCCAAAGACCCATCGCCACGGGTTCAAAGCCCCGGCGATTCAAAGCCCGGAGCCCGCGCCATACAAGCACCTTCGATCCACGAAAGGTGCCCCCTTGATGTGCAGCACGCCCACCATCCCCACGAGCCCCGCACGGCAAAACGCAAGGTTGCCAGACCAGGGCGCCCCCGCGAGTGCGGTTGACAGCACGCGCTGGCGCCGCGCGATCCTGGCCGGAATGGTCACCTCGCCCCAGGGCGTGAGCGGGGCCGCGCGGGTGACCTCTACCTTGCTGGGAGGAGGTTCGCTTGGCTGATTCCTCTCCCACCACCAACCGTTCGCTGCGCGCCCATGGCGAGGCGCGGCTGGCCGTCCTCAAGTCCGTCCGGCAGGACTACGAGGCCGAAGCCGGGCAGATCGCCCGCTTCGCCCAGCCCGCACGCTCGCGCTTTCTGGCCCAGAGCCGCGACCGTTCGGGCGCGCGGCGGCGCCAGTGGAACCGCACGCTGTTCGACCCCCACGGGATCGAAGCCTTCCGCACGCTGACCAACGGGATGACCTCGGGCCTGTCGAGCGCCTCGCGCCCGTGGTTCGCGCTCAAGACCGCCGACGACGGGTTGATGGAGGCCGATGGCGTGCGCGCCTGGCTCTCGGCGGTCGAGCGGCGGATGTATGCGTTCCTGGCCTCGACCAACTTCTATGGCGCGGCCAAGTCGGGCTATGGCGAAATGGGCCTGTTCGGGACCGAGGCCTGCGTCATGGTCGAGCATCCGCTGGCTGGCGCCGTCTGCCATGCGCTGACCTTTGGCGAATACTGGATCGCGCTGTCCGACGCGCTCGTGCCCGACACGCTCTATCGCACCTGTCCGATGAGCGTGAAGCAGGCAGTCGAGACCTTCGGGCAGGCGGTCTCGCCCACGGTGCGCAATCTCTACGACCGCAGCCAGTACGAAGTGCTGGTCGAAATCTATCACGCCATCGAGCCCGACCCCGACCACGACCCCAACCGGTTTGGTTCGAAGGCCTGGCGCAGCTTCTACTGGGAAGCGGGCGCGCGCGGCGACAGCGTGCTCAAGGTGGCCGGCTACAACGAGCAGCCGTTCTGGGCGCCGCGCTGGGACGTGGTGGGCGGGGATACTTATGGCCACAGCCCCGGCATGGAGGCGCTGCCCGCGCTGCGCGAGCTTCAGATGCAGGCCAAGCGCCGCAACGAGGCCATCGACATGATGGTCAAGCCCGAGAAGATCGTGCCGCCCGGTATCAAGCTGACCGGCGAACCGGGCCGCACCGTCACCGCCTCGGGCCTCGACCGCGAGGGCGTGCTGATCCCCTATCAGATGCCCTATCAGGCCGTCGCCGCGATCGGCGAGGAAATGGACAAGTGCCGCCGCCAGATCGACGCGCTCTCGTTTGCCGACCTGTTCAACGCGATCACCAACATGGCGGGCATCCAGCCGCGCAATGTCGAGGAAATCGCCAGCCGCAACGAGGAAAAGCTGACCCAGCTTGGCCCGGTGATCGAGCGTGTGGCGGGCGAAAAACTGCAAGTGGCCATCGACCGCACGTTTGCCATCCTGAGCCGGGGCGGGATGCTGCCCCCTGCCCCGCCCGCGCTGGCAGGCCATGCGGTCAGGGTCGAGTTCGTCTCGATCCTCCAGCAGATGCAGCGCATGGTCGGCATTGGCCAGATCGAGCGGGTGGTCGGCTTTGTCGGCAATCTGGCGGGCGCGCACCCCGAGGTGCTCGACCGGATCGACTTCGACGAGGCGCTCGACGAATATGCGTGGCGCGCGGGCGCCCCGGCGCGGATCCTGCGCCCGGCGGGGCAAGTCGCGGCCTTGCGACAGGCCCGTGCCCAGGCCGCGCAAGAGGCGCAGCAGGCCGCCCAGATCGGCCAGATGGTGCCCGCCATGAAGGATGCGGCCGCCGCCGCCGAGCTGCTCTCGCGCGCGGACGTGGGCGGGGAAAGCCTGCTCAAGCGGCTAATCCAGCCGTGAGCCTCCCGCTTTCGCCCCTTCCGCTCTCACTCGCGCGCGAGGATGCCGCCGCGCTGCTCGCGCTCCCCGCGTTCCGCCGCTTCCTGCACGCGGCGATTCAAGCGGCGGGAATCCTCGGGCATCACGCTCCTGTCGGCGGACAGGGTGGCCGCGACCTGAGCTTCCTCGAAGGGCGCCGCAGCCTTGGTTTCGAGCTGATCGCGATGGTCCATCGCGGACAGGACGAGGCCCTGCGCGCCCTCGACCCCACCGGCCTGTTCACCCTTTCCGCCGCGCTTTGCGCCGCCCTTCCCAACAAGGACCTTGCCCTTGAGCGACCCCGCCCCCCCTCTTCCGGCACCACCTCTTCCGGCCCCGACACCGCCCGTTACGACGAGCTTCCCGGCGACGAGTCCAACCGATCCGGTTCCCGCGAGCAATCCCGCACCCGCTGATCCGGCTCTTGCCGATCCGGTCCCTTCCGCTCCGGCTTCCGGCGTTCCCGAACACTATGCGCTCGCGCTCGAAGGGATGACCCTCGATGCCGGGCTGATGCAGGACGCCGATCCGGTCCTGCGCGAACTGGGCCTGTCGAACGAACAGGCGGGCAAGCTGCTGCCGCTGGCGCAAGGCGTCATGGCGCGCACGCAGGAAGCCCTGCTCGCCCAGTTTCAGGACGCCGCCGCCGCGCAAAAGCGCGCCTGGGCCGAGGAATTTGCCGCCGACCCCGAAATCGGCGGACCCAATCGCGCCCAGAGCGAACATCTGGCCGCGCGCGGTCTCGATGCGCTGGGCTTCACGCCCGACCATCCGTTTCGCCAGGCCCTGGCCGACAGCGGCTTTGGCAACCACCCCGACATGATCCGGGCGTTCCGCCGTCTGGGTCAGGTGCTGGGCGAAGACAGCGGTTTTGCCCGCTCGCATGCCGGTTCGGCCTCGCAACGCCCGGTGTGGGAACGCCTCTATCCCCAAGACACGCAGTAAGGAGATCGCTTCATGGCCATTCTCGGCGCAAGTTACTGGAACCTGATCGACGTGCTCAAGACCGGTGGCGACGGTCTGGGCGACGTGGTGGAGGCGCTCACCCAGCTCACCCCGTTCATGAAGGACGCCAATGTCGTGGCGTGCAACAGCGGCACCGAGCATCGCTCGACCATCCGCACCGGGCTGCCCTCGGTCTCGTGGGGGGCGCTCTATCAGGGCATCGCCCAGTCCAAGGGCAACTATACCGAGGTCAAGGACACCACCGGCTTTGTCGAGGGGCTGTCCTCGGTCGATGAACGCCTGCTCAACCTCAAGCCCGCGGAAGCGGCCAAGCTGCGCCTTGTCGAGGGTCAGGGCTTCCTCGAATCCATCGCCCAGACGGTCGACAGCGCGATCTGGTATTCCGACGTCAAGGTCAACGGCAAGCAGTTCCACGGCCTCGCGCCGCGCTACAATGCCCTGTCGAACGCCAATGTGGTGAACGGCGGCGGCACGGGCAGCGACAACACCTCGATCTGGTTCGTCACCCATGGCGACATGCAGACCAGCGTGATCGTGCCCGATGCCGTGCCCGCCGGGGTCCAGCGCGAGGACATGGGGCGCCAGCGCGTGCTCGATGCCAATGGCAACCCCTACTACGTCAAGGAAGAGAAGTTCACCCAGCACCTTGGCCTGTGCGTCAAGGATTGGCGCTTCAACGGACGCATCGCCAATATCGACACGTCCGACGTGGTGGCCGGGACGGTCGCGCTCAATCCGCTGCTGCGCAAGCTCTACTACAAGCTTCAGGGCCGCCGCGCCTATCACATGGAGCGCGAAGGGCAGGTCAGCCCCGGCCGCACCGTGATCTACATGAACCGCATGATGCTCGAAGCCCTCGACGCCGAGACCAACAATGGCCGTTCGGGCGTGGACAACTTCGTGCGCCTGACGCCCATGGAAATCCAGGGCGAGGAAGTCATGACCTGGCGCGGCATCCCGATCCGCGAGACCGACGCGCTGATCTCCACCGAGGCGCTCGTTTCGTAAACCACACCGGTTCCCCCCGGCTGGGCGCTGCCCGTTCCCCCCTTTGCGGGCGGCGCCCCTTTTTTCCCTTTTGCGAAGGACATGTGCATGATCCTCGACACTTCCCTCGTGCTCAGCGACGCGCAAGGCATCACCGCCTCGGCGGCCTCGACCAACGTGATCGACCTCGGGCCGACCGGCACGCCGTTTGGCGCGAACGCCCCCCTCGGGCGCGACATTGGCCGGGGCCGCGACATCGACCTTGCCGTCAGCGTGCGCCAGACGTTCGCCACCCTCACCAGCCTGACCGTCGCGGTCCAGACCTCGCCCGACAACGCCACCTGGACGACCATCGCGAGCGGCGCTGCCGTTCCGCTGGCCAGCCTCGTTGCCGGCTATCAGTTCAAGGTGCCCGGCGAGATTCCCGAAGGCACCAATGCGCGCTACCTGCGGCTTTATTACACCGTCGCCGGATCGGCGGCGACGGCGGGGCAGATCAGCGCGGCGGTGGTCGCCAGCCGGCAGACCAATCTGTAGAAAAGAAAGAGGAAACCCGGGGGCCATCGCCCCCGGACCCCCGGGAGCTGGTGCTTGGCTGCCGACACAGCGCGACCCAAGTTAATGGGGTGAAGGGGCCCCTGGCCCCTTCGATTTCCCCTTTTCCTTTTCCCCCCTTCCCTCCGTCAGGGAGTCTGCCATGGCTCAGCTCATCGATATCTGTAACCGTGCGCTGGCGCTGATTGCGGCCGGGCAGATCGCCGATCTGGCCGAAGGCTCGATCGAGGCGCGCGAGGCGGCGCGGTTTGCCCCGTCCCTGCTGGCCGAGCTGGCCGACTGGGCGGACTGGCCCTTTGCCCGCGCGCGGGTCGTGCTGGCGCAAGTGGCCAACGACCGGCCTGCCGAATGGCTTTTTGCCTATGCCCTGCCCACGGCCATGGCCCGGCCCATCGCGGTGCGCGCGATGGAGGCCGATGCGGCCAGCCTGCCGCTGGGCGGGCCTTTTCCGTTTCCCGTGCAGGATGCGCTGCCCCTCGCCTTCCTGTGCGAGGGCGGACGGCTCTATACCAATGTGGAGACGGCCGCCCTTGTCTATGTGCGCAGCAATCTGGGCGCGGCGGAGCTGCCGCCGCTGGTGGCGCGCGCGTTCGAGCTGGAGCTGGCCGCCCGGCTGGCGATCCCGGTGAAGAAGGACGCCAGCGCCGCGCAGAGCCTGTCGCAGGCCGCCGAACTCGCCCGCCAGCGCGCCATTGCCGCCGAGGCCAACAAGCCTTCGGCCCGGCCCGCGCGCTTTGTCAGCGAGGCGGAAATGGCGCGCGCGGGGGTCTCGTTTCCGGGAGAGTGGGCATGAGCGGCTTTCGCACGGCCCAGGCCAATTTCTGCCGGGGCGAATTGGGGCCCCAGCTTTACGGGCGCTTCGATGTCGATGCCTGGGGCACCGCGCTGCGCCGCGCGCGCAATGTGATCGTGCTGAAATATGGCGGGCTTTCCAAGCGACCGGGCACGCAACTGGTCGCCGAAGTGCTCGATGCCAGCCAGCCGGTGCGGCTCGTGCCGTTCCAGTTCTCGCTCGACCAGACGTATGCCCTCGAAATGGGGCAAGGGTATCTCAGCCCTTGCGCGATGGGCGGACGCCTTCTCGAAGAGGAACTGGCGATCACCGCGATCAGCAACGAGGAACAGGCCCTCGTCACGATGGACTGGCACGGACTGGCTGTCGGCGACCTGCTCTATGTGACGGGCTGCGAAGGCGAAATCGGCGCGCTGCTCAACGGGCGGGCCTGGCCGGTGCGCGCGGTGGTCGATGCAAACCATCTGCGCATCGCCGCCGATACGCGCGGCCTTGCCCCCTTCACCGCCTGCGCGGGTGGATCCACGCGCACCGCCGCGCCCGTCGTCGCGCCCGCACCCAGCGTGCCCGACGTCACCCCCGCGCCCACCCCGCCGGTGATCTATTATGGCGGCTCGGGCCGCTTCGGGAGAGGAGAACTCAACTGATGGGCGGCGCACGCATCACCCGCATCGGATCGCCCTTCAACGGGGTGGAACTGGCCGATCTCGATTTCGAACAGACCGCCGACACGCTCTATCTGGCGCATATCGACCATCCCCCGACCAAACTGGTGCGCGCCTCGCACACCGACTGGTCGTTCCACGCTGTCGATTTTGCCCCGACGCTGGCCGCGCCTGCCACCTGCACCGCAAGCGCGACAGTGGCCAACACCGACAGCGCCAACCAGGGCGCGGCCTATTTTCCGCAGCCCGCCAGCTATTGCGTGTGCGCGGTAAACGACGACACCGGCATGGAAAGCCGTGCCAGCACCGAGGCCACCGTCACCAACGATCTCTCGCTCAAGCGCAACTTCAACACGGTGAGCTGGAGCCCGGTGGCCGGGGCCAGCCGCTACAATGTCTATAAGGCCGACAACTCGCAGTTCTTCGGCTATATCGGCACGACGCAGGCCACGTCCTTGCGCGACGACAACATCACCCCCGCGCTCGACCGGGCGCCGCCACGCGCCAGCAATCCGTTTGCCGGGCCGGGCGATTACCCTTCGACCGTCGCGCTGTTCGAACAGCGCGCGGTCTGGGCGCGCACGCGCAATGTGCCCCACGGCATCTGGACCACGCGCAGTGGCCAGCTTGAAAACATGGACCGCTCGCGCCCGCTGCGCGCCGACGATTCGATGGCCTTTGCGATTCAGGCCGGGCGGGTCAATTCGGTCAACCAGCTCGTCGCCACGACCAGCCTGCTCGCGCTGACCTCGGACAGCGTGTTCCGCATCGACGGCGATGGGTCGGGCGGGGTGCTCGACGCCACGCGCGCGCCTGCCGCGCGGCGCCAGATCGGGCGCGGATCGTCGCGCCTGCCGCCGCTCGTCGTCGACAACGTGGTGTTCTACCAGCCGGGCGTGGGCCATAGCGTGCGCACGATCGGCTATGATTTCACCATCGACGGGCTGAAATCGAACGACGTGTCGATCTTCTCGCCGCACTTCTTCGAGAGGATGGGCATCGTTTCGTGGTGCTATGCCCAGGAGCCGCGCAGCCTGATCTGGGCCGCGCGCGAGGATGGCGCGCTGCTGTGCCTGACCTGGGAGCAGGAGCAGAACGTCTGGGGCTGGACCTTGTGCGAGACGGACGGGAAAGTCCTCTCGCTCTGCGCCATTCCCGAGGGCGGGGAGGACCGCGTCTACCTCGTCGTCGAGCGGATGGTCGAGGGCGTCGCCCGGCGCTTTGTCGAGCGCATGGCCAGCCATGACTGGAGCGACATCCGCCAGACATGCTTCCTCGATTGCGCGGTTTCGGGCACGTTCGACACGCCCCGCACCAGCTTTTCCGGGCTCTGGCATCTCGAAGGGCGCAGCGATGTGGCTGGCCTCGTCGATGGCGTGGCGGTCATGGGGCTGAGCGTGTCGCAAGGCACGCTTGTCCTGCCCCCGCACATGGACGGGGCCACGCAGGCGACCTTCGGCATTCCCTACACGGTCGATATCGAGACCCTGCCGGTGCGGCTGACCACGCAAGGGGGCACCACGCTGGGGCGTCGGCAACAGGTCGCGCAGGCGATCCTGACGCTGGCCGATACCCGCCAGATCGAGGTCGGCATCGATGCCAATGCCCTGTTCCCGCTCAAGGCCCGCAAGGGCGAAGCCTGGAGCACGCCCGACGCGCTGATGAACGGCGACTATCCGGTCTCCGTCGGCAACCGCGCGGGCGATGAATGCACGTTGTGGCTGCGCCAGAGCGCACCGCTGCCCTTCACCCTGCTGGGGATCGCGCTCGACGCGGTGGTCGGCGGGTGAACCGGCGGATCAATCTGCCCCTTGAAATCGTGCCTGCGCGCGCGCGCCACATCGGGTTTCTGGCGCGGCACATGCGCGCGGTCGACCGGCGCGAATGCGCGGCGATGATGGGCCGCGACCCGCGCGGAAGCCTGCGCCATGCCCTCGCCGCCTCGCCCCATGCCTGGACCGCGCTGGTCGAAGGGCGCCCTCACGCCATGTTCGGGCTGGTGATCGAATCGGCGCTGACGGGCCGGGGCGTGCCCTGGTTCCTGGGCACCGACGAAGTCTGGCGGCACCCCCGCGCGCTGCTGGCCATCGGGCCGCAGGTTCTCTCCACGATGCACGATTCAAGCCCGACCCTCGCCAACCTAGTCTCGGCCGACAACGCACCGGCGATCCGCCTGCTGCAAAAATGGGGATTCACCGTGAACCAGCACACCATCCTTGTGGGAGGCCTGGCCTTCCGTCCGTTCGAGCGCGTCCGCCTCCCTTCGATGCAGGAGAAGGCCTGATGTGCGGCCCCGCGCTTCCCCTCCTCGCCGCCGGGCTCGCCGTCGCGCGCACCGGCATCGGCACGATCAGCGCCATGCATCAGGCGCAGGCCCAGCGCGAAGCCGCGCTGCAACAGGCCGAGCAGGAACGCGCCGCCGCCCGCGACGCGCAGGACGAAACCGCCCGCGCGCTGGCCGACCAGTATCGCGCGATGGCCGCCACCGAGGGGCGCCAGCGCGTGGCCGCCGC